CTCGACGCAGATGGCCAGGAGATGTTGGACCTGATTTACAGGTGTTCTGACAAGTTCAACAGAGTGGTCTCGGAAATTCCGAACACCGAAGAGCTCTGGTGGATAGCCCACTTATCACAGACCAGGATGGCGGCATTGCCGTCTACTTCAGGAATCTCTAGTAAGACTAAAGAATTCATTGAAGGCCTGGTAACAGAATCAAAAGTCGATGTAAAAGCTATTATGAATAGCGAGTATGCTGGCAGAATTACTGGCAGATACTTAAACCAAAGACTAAAAGAAACGAACAAGACCCTACCTAAGCAAACCCATTTGTCATTGACAAGCGGGGGTTGCTGGGAGGCGGCAAGATCCGCCGGAGGGAAATGGTCGATAATGGAAGAGCACTCAGATTTTATCAGATTTATTAAATCCGATCCTCTGACGCTTAATCTTCAAATTGAAGACAATGGCGACGTGCTCGACAGTTTTGGGAACGTAATGTGCAGCTTTGACAATGTCAATGTTCCTATTTGGAGAACTGCATATCTAAACGAACCCATAATGACTGGTGAGTTAGGAGACTATGTCGACACACTTAATCTATTAGATTCTAGCATTGCTAGTGGGTTTGACGCAAGGCTGGGCCTTCTCCTGTTCCTCTGGGCGGACAGTGTCCACACCAGATGGCTGGAAGAAGGAGCACAGCCTCCAAACTCAAAGGTGAGCGTAGTTAGTGAACCGGGAGCGAAAATACGCCCCGTTACCAGCGGAGAGACATGGGTATACTTGTACCTAGTCCCTGCTGCTCACTTCCTAACTGATTCATTGATAAATCTGCCAGGTGCGAACGTTGGCCTTGCCGACACACACCATTTGTACAGATATGGAGAATCCTTCGAGAGACACTTTGGTTCAAGGAACAAAGCATCGCTTCCGAAGTACATCTCATCATCGGACCTTACGTCGGCGACTGATAGAGCTGACCACAATGTGGCAAAGGCTCTCAGCTCTGGCTTCATAAGCCAGCTGGACGTAAAGCCGAGTTTTCGGAGTTATCTGGAATCCGCGGTATGGCTGCATTGCAGTCCGCGAAAAATCCACTACAAAGCTAAGAGCAATGCAGAGGCTAGGAAATTCCTAGAAGCAATTCCAGAACTCAAGAAGGAAAAAGGCCGGAGAGACCTCTCGTTTATTAACAAGAGGGGCTGCCTGATGGGCGAGCCGATAGCAAAAGTAATACTTACGCTATCCTCAATGTCCATGTATTACATGGCATTGCAAGGCTACCGGTCTATGAAATCCGAAACTCTAACAGATACCAGGCGACCGCTCGCAAAAGCGGGAACACGTACGTTCGTGTGTGCCGGGGACGACCATGTCGGAATCGGGGATCGAGAATTTCTCGAGAGTATACCCCGTATGCTGGAAGAGATAGGATACGAAATAAGCTGGCCAAAATACAGAATATCTAATAGATATGTGCATTATTGCCAAGATTTTGGAATACACCCAAGGTACAGTAATACTGGACCTATGCCTGACAAACCGTCAGGGAAGCATAGTATCAAAATAGATACTATAAAGCTTCGGTTGCTAAACCAGTTTAGAAAGCAAGGTCAAGCTGAGTACGAAAGTTGCGACCCTCTCCCTGGCAAGGCCAAGGAGTTAGAGAAGTCAATTAAGTACTTCAGTGACGAAAAGCAGTGCCTATT